AAAATCATTTCTGCATAGTGTATAGCTTTTTCTATATCTTTCTTTCCTTCTCCTTTAGTTCTGTGTCTAGTAATATACTTAATAACATTACCCTCAAAATAATTTAGATCATTTGAATGTATGTACTCAACGGGCTGTATACCACAGTCTTTGTAATGATCACCACCCACCTGCCTCTTCATTGTATCACAGGAAGGAGTGGAGTTTTTGTCTGATGTCATCTACATTCTCCGATAGTGTTACTCGTAAAGCAAAGGTTCTAACTGTGTCTGGCTCTACACCAGCAAGCTCACATGTAATGGTAAAGTTTTCACATGTAGTACCCACAGATGCAAAGACCCACGCCATCGCCTGATCTCTATACAGGGATGTTTCATGCGGCTCATTATACTTCTCTGGTTTAGATAAGTCAAGCAGTGCTTGCAGAATAACAGCAAGATTTAAAGACCTATCAGGATTTTTATTTGTCAGATCATATAAAGATTCTGCTTCTAATATATCATCAATCATCTGGTGGCTCTTGTACGGGCCTATAGAACTTACCACCTACATAGTTATTGTAGTAAGCTTGCTCATCAGAGCCTTCTAGTTTTTTTGTTAGTGCATGATTAATCATTTGATAATAACATTCATAATATTTTAAGCTACGTTTATTTTTGTACTCACCTATAATTTCAAATTTAAAGTTTGTCTTACCATGTTTCTTTATATCTTCATTAAGATGTTTACTAGAACCTGTATATGTTTTCCAATTAGATTCTACTTTCTTCTTCTTACGTGTGTAGAAGTATTGCTTACATCCAATATAACATTTAGATGTTTTCTTATTGGTGATGGTATAGACAAAACCAAAGTGTGATGTGGGGTCTGGTTTCTTTTTATACTTCCAATGCATTACCAGTCAATCACTTCAGGGACATCAGGTTCTTTGCCAACATGAACCAAGTATCTCTTACCTTGTGCATATTTAAAGACACGTATCCCTCTTCCTGCATTAGCGTCTGACCAACATTCTCTTTTATGAGAACAAAAAACACAACCAACGGGTAACTTAGAATTACCAGACTTGCCATCAGGAACAGGATCGTAGCAGCGATCAGGGATAATATCGCTATCAACCAATCCTTTAAGATGTTTAATCCTTGCTTCAGCATTTATAAACTCCATTGAATGAACTGGTGTTAAAACAATCTCTCCAGTTGATTTATCTATAGCTAAAAACGCTGCATCTTTTAGTCCATTTGCTTGTGCATATGCAGATATCTGTGCAATATATCCAAAGGGATCGTCTTCTAATAAATTATTATTTTTAAACTTTTTAAATGAGCTAGTGGATGCACTCTTAACATCAACAAGAACACCATCAATAACACAGTCCTGGTGTCCTACTACACCACCAACGCTGACTTCTTTCTGCTGATCTTTAACATCGTGTCCAGCAATAGATGCACACATTAAAAGAAACTCTTCTAGAATATAACCATATAAAAATTTAATACGTGTGCTTGATGTAAGAGAAGCACGTTCTGTATTTGAATTAATATTATACCATAACTGTCTATCTGGTTTACCTATCTGAGATAGTCTAAGTTTTTTATCTACAGACTCTTCATCGTATAAGAATTTTTTAGTATGTAGCTTAACCATCTCTCCAAAGTTATCAATGTATTTATCAACTTCTTCTTCTGACATATCAACAGGATTAAGAGAGAACAGATTATAAATATCTTCTACTAAAGTTTTAATTGTTTTCATATCAATAAAAAGAAGGGGGCAGGGTAACTCCCACCCCCTTCATTGCTCCTTATATTAAAAGGGTACTTCTTCTGTTTCTTGAACATACCCACCGTCTACGGGGGCGAAGTCTTGAGACTGATACTCAATAAAATTAACAATCTGTACAGCATCAAGATTAGCGGATATGCCAGCAGGTCGAGAAGAGTTACCATCATATTTAAAAGGAGTAACTTTTACTGTTACGGTACTACCGTTAGCAATTTTCTTATCAGAGTTCCAAGGATTGTTCTGAGAATCTACAACCTTGGGAGGAGTTTTCTTAGTACCGTCTTGTTTAAAGACCTTACGTTTCAACCTAACAAAATCTCCAATGTCATCTTTATTAGAGATAGTAAGATTAGCACCTTCAATAGTCTTACGATTGTCGTCATCTACCTCAACAAGAATTGACCACACTGGTTCAAACTTTGTGTTAGGCTCAGTGATGCAAGCGTAATGACATTTACCAGAAAAAACAACAGGGTCTAACCATTCCATTTATATTCTCCTTTAGGGTTCGTTTTAGGGTTCGTGTTAATGTTTGATGTCTACTACTAATAAACAACAAACGTATTATACCATAGTGGTATGGTATTGTCAATAACTTTAATGTGTTTCTGCCCAATTATTTCCAACTTTATAATCAGAATCAAGATCACACTTAAAGTTAAATGCTTTTTGTGTTCGGTACATAGCATCTTTAGTAATCTGTGTGAAGCGTTTAACGTCAGGTTTGGCAACTTCAAACTGATACTCATCGTGTACTGAGGCTACAAGCCTAGCATCAAGGCCTGTCTTTCGTATTCTATTATCCATCTCTAGAAGCCACTGCTTACATACTATAGCACCTGCACCCTGTAATAAAGTATTTAGTGCAGCATGTTCTGATCTGATATGTAATCTTCTACCATCAAGACCAGGGATACTACCAGACTGTGCAGCCTCTTGTACATTAGCACGTAGCTTCTTGAGGGCTGGCATGTTACGTAGAAACTTTTGTATTAGTTTCTGACCATCAGATGCAGAGCCTCCTACTACCTTACCAATCTTAGCTGGACCTGCACCATATAGAAAGGCATAGATAAAAGTCTTTGCCTGATCTCTAGTCCTTAGTCCTGCTGCTTGCTGGTTAGCAGTGTGTACGTCACCAGTAAGAACCTCTTGTGTAAAGGTGGCATCATTCATATAGTGTGCTAGGCATCTAAGCTCAAGACCAGAAGCATCAGTACCTACTAGCTTATGTGTTTCTGTATTGGATACTGTCCACAGGCTACGACACTCTTTACCATAGGGGCTGTAGACTGCTGGTACTTGTGCCATGTTAGGTTTGTTGTGTGCCATACGGCCAGTGATTGTACGTAGAGTAAGAACCCTACCACGCACACGCATGTCTTCATCGCACTCTTTTATCCATGACTTGAGAAGTCCAGTTCTTTTCTGTAGAAGAAAGTAGCGACTAAACATCTCAGCCTCTGGCATCTTGATCTTAGATAGAACCTCTTCATTAACAATCACATTACCTTTGTCTGTTAGTTTGTCTGGCTTCCATCCACGATCCATTAACCTGTCTGCTATTTGTTTACGACTTGCAATGTTAAATGGTATGATGTTTGTTTTAGTTTTAAGTTCTTTTATTGTAGGTTCAAATTCTTTTTCAGCATCACTCTGTAGCTGGTGTTGCTCGTCTTCTAATTGTGCTAGAAGTATCTGTGCTTCTCTAAGATTAAACGCAAAACCATTACGTTGCTGCTTGTCTAAAATAATTCTAATATTACGTTCAAGATTATAACAACTATCAGAGAAACCTTTGCTGTCTTCTTCTAGTTTTTGTGCTACTTTGTGAGTAAGATCAACGTCTCGTTTACAGTACTCTAACATCTCAGGTGTGTAGTGCTTGAAGTCATGGTAGTCTATCTTTGGAAATCCAAAGCGTTCACCCCATGACTGTAATGAGTGACCGCCATCACGTACAGGATTGTATAGTTGTGACTCAATAAGAGTGTCACGTACCTGTGAAGGTGCGATAGCAGAACCTGTTAGCTTATTAAGAATGGGAGCGTCAAAGCTAATACCATTGTGCATAATAAACTTTGATATACGCTTTGACCACTCACCAAACTCTTGACATTGATTACCAATCCATTCACGCATCTCTCCTGTCTGATAATGTTTAGCTACGATGCAATGTATTATGCTTGCATCTAAGTCATCAGTCTCAATGTCTACGATTGCTTCCATTAATCTATGTCCACTATATATCCATCTTTAGTTTGAAGGTGAAAGAACATCTCACCCTTACGGATGTTACGATTAGAAACTTCTTTAACTTCTGAGTTAAGAACAGAGTCTCCATCAAAGAACCATGCTTTCTTGCAGTCATCTCTAAAGACAACAAATGTTAGCAGATCATTATAGTGATCTTTCTTCCACTTGTCAAGAAGTCTTTTCTTTCTGTAAGGTATACGTATATCTTTCCATGAGCTAGGCCAGTCACCTTTCCAAGAATACTTTATCTCTACCTCATAGAAGTGGCGAGGTAGATCAGGTGATATACTACATGTAATATCAAAGTATGTATTCTCTTTCATGGTAATGTCTGTTGAGTTTGTGTTCTTTCCAAGCCAATCTATCATAACCTCCTTGGCTTTCTTATCGGCAACATCATATAGAGCTTTGTCAAATTTCTTTTTAACAGTCTCCATTACTCCTCTCCTTCCATAAAGGGATTGTCCACTTGAGTCATGCGGCCAGTGTCACGATCATAGTGAAGGTAGCAGGATACACCTGTCTCACCAGTGTATCTGTTCTTGAGTATACGTACCGTGGTAGTATTAGCTTCAACGTCATCCTCTGCTTGTTGGTTACGTTCTAGTCCAATGACTGCATCAGATAGGTGAGCGATAGACGCAGAGCCACGTAGATGTGAGAGCGATACCTCACGACCATCTTCATGACCACGATCACCTCCAGGTCTACGTAGGTGGCTGACAAGTAGCAGTCCTATGTTAGTCTCCTCAACCAGTGATCGTAGCTTGGTCATCAGTATGTCGATGGACTTACGCTCATCACCATTATCCTCCTGACCTGATACCAAAATAGATAGGTGATCAAGGATCACCCACTTGCAGTCAAGTGCCTTTGCCATGTAGCGTACACGATCCAGTATCTCATCGTTCTCAATACTACCAAAGTGATCGAAGGCAAAGAATCTGCCACTGCCTAGCGTAGCATCCTGCCATACCTTGAGTTGCTCTGGTGTATACTGCTCACGTATCTCCTTGATGTACAGCCTAGCGTTAGCCTCAACGCTCATGATATTGAAGGCTGTATTCTTTGTGCTTTCTTCAAGGGCAAGCACACCAATGTTAGCCTCTGTGTTACTCATGATATGATGCATAAGCTCACGCATAATGCTAGACTTACCCATACCTGCACCAGAGGTAAACGTTACAAGCTCACCAGTACGCATACCATAGGTCTTCTCGTTCATCTTAGGCCAAGGATAGTGGCAAGTCTCATTAAGCTTCTCCTCATACAGAGAAGAACCAAGGTCAGCTAAGTTTATAATACCTGCTGGTGTGTAGGTACGTGCGTTCCACCATGCCTGTACAAACTTTTCACGTTGTCCTGTCTTGAGATACTCATTAGCATCCTTGAGATCAAGGCTTACGATCTTACACTTGTTAGGTTCAAACAACTGTGCGACTTGTTGCTCTGCAAGCTTACCTTGCTCGTCGTTGTCAAAGCATACAACCACAGTGTCAAACTTATTGAGATAGTCAAAGGCTTGTTTGCAGTTCTTGAGGGCAGATGCTGCACCGTTCTTAATAGATACAACAGGCCACTTGGAACCAAGCAACTCGTATGCACTCATGGCATCAAGCTCACCCTCACATACTGTGATGTACTTACCACCTTGGTTAAATACATTCTGTCCAAACAGACCAGCCTGAGATAGCTGACCCTCTGACCAGAACTCTTTGTCGCTGGTACGTCGATACTTACATGCAATCTGACCACCATCCTTATCATAGTATTTATACTGATGCTCAGTAATCATAGTGCCAGACTTAGCCACCATAACATTATACTTTTTACATGTTTCTTGTGTAATTTTTCTGTCGTCAATCTGTGACAGTATATAGTTTTTATTAGACTTTCGATTGATTGGTACTACTTGTTCTGCTTGCATGTCTTGGTTCGCTCCGACTGTTGTGTGACAACTAAAACAATGTGTATGACCGTCATCGTAGAGAGTGTTGGCATCGCTTGATCCACAGTTCTCACAGGCCATGTGCTTAACAAACTTACTGTTAGTTTCATACTGCTGCATGTTCGCCCCTTCCTTGTGCTTAGATAGCACGTTGGATTCGCTTAACTGATTTTAATACATGTTCAAAGTCTTTAAGATGTAAGATATTAGGGCCGTCGCTTGGTGAATTATCTGGGTCTTCATGTAC